TACAAGAACACAGAGATATTAGTAGAGATATCTACGATGTAACAGCCTAACCATAAATAACTGATATTTAGGAAATAAAACGTGGCTTCTTGGAAAAAATACTTTAAATCGCAACCTAATACCGCAGGTTCAGTTAGTCCAATTAGCGGTCGAGAAAGCTATCAACCAGTATTTAGAAACTATCAAACTAACTTACCCGATGTCTATATTGGTCATCCCAATCGTATTGAACGCTATAATCAATATGAGGGAATGGATATGGATTCGGAAATTAACTCAGCATTGGATATTCTGGCCGAATTTTGCACACAGCTTGACCCAAAGTCTAAACGTGTGTTTGAAGTTGACTACGTAGAAGAACCCACTGACAATGAAGTTAATATCATTAAAGAACAATTGAATCAATGGATTAAGTTAAACAAACTTGATCAAAGATTGTTTAAAATGGTACGCAATACTTTAAAGTATGGCGATCAAATGTTTATTCGCGACCCTGAAACGTTTGAAATGCATTGGATAGATATGTCCAAGGTAGTCAAAATTATTGTAAACGAAAGCGAGGGCAAAGAACTAGAACAATATATTGTTAAAGATATCAGCCCAAACTTTCAAAATTTAACTGCAACCAAAGTAGCAGTCAGCGATACTTATATTAATCGTCCCCAAATTGGTGGTCCCAGCGGTGCTTACGTTCAGCCACAGGTTCCTTATTCGGGCGGCAGTCGCTTCGGAAGAGATCAAAACGAATATGCAATTGAAGCACAACATATTGTGCATTTGAGCCTAACTGAAGGGCTGGATATTACTTGGCCATTTGGTACCAGTGTACTGGAAAGTGTTTTTAAGGTCTTCAAACAGAAAGAACTAATTGAAGATGCTATCATTATCTATCGTGTTCAACGTGCTCCAGAACGACGTATATTCAAAATTGACGTAGGAAACATGCCTCCACACATGGCTATGGCCTATGTAGAGCGTATCAAGAACGAAATACATCAGCGTAGAATACCCACAGTGACTGGTGGTGGTGTTAACATGATGGATGCTACTTATAATCCGTTAAGTACACTTGAGGACTTTTTCTTCCCAGTTACAGCAGAAGGTCGTGGTAGTAGTGTTGATACATTGCAAGGCGGTAGCAATGTAGGTGAGATTACAGATTTACGATTCTTCACTAATAAACTTTTCCGTGGATTACGTATACCTAGCAGTTACTTGCCGCAAGACGTCGAAGACGGAAGTCAAAGTTATAATGATGGCCGTGTTGGTACAGCATTGATTCAGGAATGGCGTTTTAATCAGTATTGTAAACGATTACAAAGCACTATTATTGAAAATTTAGATAAAGAATTCAAAATGTTTATGCGTTGGCGTGGTATAAACATTGATGGCAGTTTGTTTAATTTAAAATTCAATGAGCCACAAAACTTTGCAAAATATCGTCAAGCAGAAGTTGATGGTGTTAGAATTAATACTTTTGGGCAAATTGAGCAGTTGCCTTATATGAGCAAACGATTTATGATGCAACGTTATCTAGGATTAACTGAGGAAGAAATTGCCGAAAACGAACGTTTGTGGAGAGAGGAAAAAGGCGACAAGGAAACCAGTGAGTCTGATGTTGGACTAAGAGCTGCAGGAATAACACCCGGTGGTATAGAATCTGACATGGGTGCAATGGCTCCTCCCCCTGGGCCCGAAGAAGCACCGCCTGGCGGCGAAGTAGCTCCTCCAGCTGGTGAAGTTTCTCCTGTTGGTGGACCTGGTGCAGCACCGGCTGCTCCTGTGGCACCCGCTCCGGTTGTGTAAAAGATATAAATATCTATATGAACCTATTTGAAATGTTTTCGGTCATGCCAGATGGATATCAAACACCAGCTGAGGATCATTCTGTGGCTAAAAAATCAGATACTCGTAAAACAAGATTGACACTGAGACAGATCAATAAATTAAGAATAATGAATGATATTCGTAGAATTGAGCACGAAAAAGACATCGAAAAAGCAGTAAAACAATATGGAGCACAGCCTGCAGAAGGTGGCGGTGCACCGCCACTAGTCTAAAAAAACCTCATTTTCGCAAAAAATGCCGCTTAAAGCGGTATTTTTTTATGATTACATTAAATAAATTTAATATTTGAAGGAGTTCTTTATGAACAAGTACGAAAAGCTAATAGAATATATCATTTCCGAGCAGGAAGATCTTGCTCGTGAATTGTTTCACGAAATCGTAGTTGAGAAAAGTCGCAGTATCTATGAAAGCCTAATTGAAAACGATCCAGAAATGGAAGGTGAAATGGGCGGAATGGGTAAAGTCGATGAGCTCATGCACGATGTCGAAGCCGACGAAGGTGTACTCGAAGCCGACGACGAAATGCCAATGGATATGGGCAGCGACGATGAAATGGGCGACGACATGGGCGACGACATGGGCGATGTTGACCTTGACGACATGGGCGGTGACGAGGAAATGGGCGGTGACGAGGAAATGGGCGGTGACGAGGATCTCGAAGATCGCGTTATGGACCTTGAGTCGGCACTCGACGATCTTAAAGCCGAATTTGATAAAATGATGGCTGGCGAAGAAGCCGGCGAAGAAGCCGGCGAAGAAGAACTCGAAAGCGAAGAAGACAGCGAAGAAGACGAAGAACAAGCCAACGAAGGCATGGTTCGTGAGTACGTCGAAAAAGTAGCTGCTCCTGCTTCTGGAGAAGGCCACGAAGTTGGTGCTGGAAAATCAGCAGCAATCAACAAATCTTCACCTGCACTACAGAAAGCCAACAATATGGGCGGAAAAAGATTTGACTTAGGTAAAGGTGCCGAGTCTGCACCTGATGGACAGCGTCCTCATAGCACTGTTAAAGCACCTCAGGAAATCGACGTAGCCAAGAAGAACGTCAATAAGCCGGGTGGCAACAAAGGTGCTCAAGATTTTTACGGTACAAAAGCCAAAGCTAAAGCTGGCGAAGAAGGTAGCGTAAACAAGAAAAGCATTGAATCCGGTAACTAAGGAAAACAAATAATGTTAATGTTACGAGAAAGCCTCAGTTTCGATCAAGCTCGTATTCTTGTAGAAGAAAACGAAAAAGACAAGTCTCTTTATATGGAAGGGATTTGTCTACAAGGCGGGATTGAGAACGGCAACGGTAGAATATACTCTGTTGAAGAAATCTCTCGAGCAGTTAACAATGTTGCTAAACAAATCAAAGATGGTCATAGTATTCTGGGTGAGTTAGATCACCCAGATGACCTCAAAGTCAATCTAGACCGTGTTAGTCATATGATTACTAACATGTGGATGGATGGGCCTAATGGGTTTGGCAAACTAAAGATACTACCTACTCCTATGGGAAATCTAGTTAGCACCATGTTAAAAAGTGGTGTAAAGCTAGGTGTAAGCAGCAGGGGCAGTGGTAATGTTGATGATTCAACAGGAAAGGTAACTGATTTTGATATGGTTACCATTGATGTAGTTGCACAGCCCAGTGCACCAAACGCTTATCCTCGTGCAGTATATGAGGGATTAATGAATATGCGTTATGGACACCGTGTGCTCGACATTGCTCGAGATGCTGCAACCGATCAAAAAGTTCAACAGCATCTGAAAAAGGCTTTAACGGGCCTTATCAAAGATCTAAAAATATAGGAGATAGGCGATGTTTGATGCTATCAAATCACTGATGGAAAGTGGTGTGATCAACGAGGAAACACGCACTGCTATTAGCGAAGCTTGGGAGTCTAAGTTAAACGAGGCTCGTGAGCAGATCAAAGCAGAATTGCGTGAGGAGTTCGCAGGTCGTTACCAGCATGACAAGCAAGTGATGGTAGAAGCAATGGATCGTATGCTTACTGAAAGTCTCCAAAAAGAACTCGGTGAATTCCACGAAGATAAACAGGCACTAGCTCAAGACCGTGTTAAGTTCCAAAAACACATGGTCGAGAGTGCAAAGAAGTTTGATGCTTTTGTTACTAAAAAGCTAGCTGAAGAAATTCAGGAACTTCGTGCCGATCGTGAAAAATATCGTAATGCCATTGGTGTTATGGAAAAATTCGTTGTTAAGCAATTAGCCGAAGAAATTCAAGAGTTCAGTCAAGACAAACGTGCTCTAGTGGAAACTCGTGTACGTTTAATTTCTGAAGCAAAAACTAAACTTGAAAGCATTAAGAAAAACTTTATTGCTCAAGGTAGCCGTTTAGTTGCAGAAACAGTAGAGCAGGGTCTAAAAGGCGAAATTACTCAACTCAAAGAAGACATTCAGTTGGCCAGAGAGAATATGTTTGGTCGCAAACTGTTTGAAGCCTTTGCCAATGAGTTTGCTGTTACCCACTTGAATGAAAATAAGGAAATTCGTAAATTACGTACTCAACTCGAACAGCGTGAACAACAACTAACTGAGTCCCGTCAAGAAATTGAACGTGCTCAACAGATAGTTGAAAACAAGCAACGAGAGATTCGCGTAATTAAAGAATCAGCAGAAAGACAGAAAGTTATGTCTGGCTTGCTAAAAACGTTAAACAAGGAAAAGGCTCAGGTAATGGGTCAACTACTTGAAAATGTGCAGACTGATAAGCTCCAATCTGCATTTGAAAAGTATCTACCAGCAGTTCTCAATGAGAACACAGCTCGTGTAAAAAGCGGCGAGAGTCGCACACTGACTGAAAGTCTTAAAGTAGCTACTGGAGATAAATCTGCTACACCAAACGCCGGTTCAGAAACAGGTAATGTTGTTGAACTCAAGCGTTTAGCAGGGCTTAATTAACTTAGTTTAGGAGAAAAGGAAAGACTATGAAAGCCGAACTATTAGAAAGCCGTTGGGGCGAGACCAAAGAAGCCCTGTTAGAAGGTCTACAAGGTTCTCGTCGTACATCAATGGCAACCGTTCTTGAAAATACTCGTAAGTATCTTGCAGAAAATGCAACTGCTGGTGCTACACAAGCTGGAAACGTTGCAACACTAAATCGTGTTATTCTACCAGTAATACGACGTGTTATGCCCACTGTTATTGCTAACGAAATCGTTGGCGTACAGCCCATGACAGGTCCTGTTGCTCAGATTCACACTCTACGTGTTCGCTATGCTGATAGCAACAACGCCGATGGTTCCGTTAATGACGTAACAGCCGGCGAAGAAGCACTTAGCCCCTTCAAAGTAGCTGTTGCTTACTCAGGTGATGGCACTGCCGGTAAAGCATCTAGTACAGCCGCTCTTGAAGGTCAAACTGGTCGTAAAATTAACGTCCAGATCTTAAAGCAGACAGTCGAAGCCCGTACACGTAAGTTAAGTGCACGTTGGACATTCGAAGCTGCTCAAGATGCACAAAGTATGCATGGACTTGACATCGAAGCAGAAATTATGGCTGCTCTTGCTCAAGAGATCACCGTTGAGATCGACCAAGAAATTCTTGCAAGTCTCCGTGCTCTTGCTGCCGATGAAGAAACATATAACCAGGCTGCTGTAAGCGGTACAGCCACATTCGTTGGTGACGAGCACGCTGCTCTAGCTGTTCTAATCAACCGTGTTGCTAACAAGATCGCTCAGCGTACACGTCGCGGTGCAGGTAACTGGGCTGTTGTTAGCCCACAGGCTCTAACCGTTCTACAGAGTGCTACAACTTCAGCATTTGCTCGTACAACCGAAGGTACCTTCGAAGCTCCAACCAACACCAAGTTCGTTGGAACACTAAACGGTGCCATGAAAGTTTACGTTGACACCTATGCTGCTGATGACACTCGTGTACTAGTTGGATATAAGGGAAGCAGTGAAACTGATGCTGCTGCATTCTATTGCCCATATATTCCTCTAATGAGTTCTGGTGTTGTTCTAGATCCAGCAACATTCGAACCAGTAGTCGGATTTATGACACGTTACGGATACGTCGAACTTACCAACAGTGCAAGTTCGTTCGGTAACGCTGCCGATTACCTTGGCGAGATCGTTGTTCAGAACATCGCATTCCAGTAATCAAATCTTCCAGTCGGGATGGGAAGTCAAAAAACCGCCGAAAGGCGGTTTTTTGTTGGCAGAAATTTTTACATCGATTAGCAACAGTGTAAATATCTTTGCAGTTCACTCAACTGTTACACACATACACACAAAGGAGAACAAAATGAGTAAAACACCATACGAGGTTCGCCTCGAACTACTTAAACTAGCCAACGAGATTCTTGTTACACCAATTCATCAATCTAGGGATGCTCTTTTACAAGAGTGGCATTCAAAGATAAGTGCTTCTCCGGAAAAATCCATACCTTTGCCTAATTTGCCTTCTTTTCCGAGAACCGAAGATGTTATAACAGAAGCCGAACGCCTAAATCGGTTTGTGAGCCAAAACTAACATCTTGGTGTAACATTAATACAAAAAGCCCTATTAATTAGGGCTTTTTGTTTTTTACGGTAAATATATTGTTCGCTCTAATAAAGAGTTTATGCAAATCCCAATGCGTAGATCCTAGAACGATCATAATACAAGGAGAAAAAAATGGGACGTCCGTTAAATAAAAAATATTTTGGTAATCGAAACGTTGGTAGTTCAAGCACTACCGCCGACGATGGCCTTGGTGGAAATCGAGTAGCCAGTGTAACAATCACAACACCCGGTTCTTATACAACAAGACCTACTGTGACTTTTAGTGCTCCAGACCTAGCCGGACCTGGTGCTGTAACTGCCACTGGTACAACAAATATGGAAGCATTATCTGCTACCGTTGTTGACGGCAAGACAGGTTATGTAGTTGGTGATTTGTTAACAATTACAGGTGCTGGCGGAGCAATTGCCTATGTCGCTTCGGTTGATGGTGTTACCGGTGCTGTATTAACAGTTAACTTTACTGGTACAGGAGCTGCTCGCGGAGATCAAACAGTTTTAACAGGTATTACTACTGCTGTTGTCACAACAACAAATAGTATTGCTGGTGTTGCTGGTGTTACATTAGATGTTGCTTACCGTGTTAAAAGCATTACAATAACCAACACTGGTTCTGGTTATACTGATGCAACCGATGCTGCTGTGACATTCAGTGCAGGAGCAGGAGCCGGTACCGCTGTACTAGAATCATATACAGTTGGCGGTGTAATAGGTAACAACGAAAACGCAATTACAATCAGTGCATATATTCCTGCTGCTAATGGTGGATTGTCAGCCAAGACTGGCGATATTATCAAACAGGTTTCTACCGATCGTTATCGTGTTAAAACTGCCGATGGCACTGGAATTTGTAAATTGGCCGCTGCTGCTCCCTCAGCAGGTCAAATGACAATGACTGCAACAGATAGTGCCGGTGGTACTTATTATGTTACTAAACTTACTTCACGTAAGGCATTATTAATTAAAGGTGATCGCACTGGTACACAATTTACCAGCGGAACAATGGTTGCCTGGAATTTTGATAGTGCTGTTCTTAATACCTCAGTAAAAATATCAAATGCTTAAACTTTGATATAAACCACAAAAAGGGCCTTTGGGCCCTTTTTGTTTGACGATTATAATTATTTCGATAGCATAAATAACTATAATTCAAGGTTATTGCACATGGCTGAAATTAAAAGAGTTAACGGCGATTACACCATAAACACACTGGGAACTGGTTCAGACTTCTCAGCGATTACCAATAGTTCCGACAGTGACATTAATTTAACAACCGCAGGAGCTAATTCGGATGTTAATATCACTGTTACTAACGATGTAAATATTGTTGCACCTGGCGGTACCAGTATTATTTCTAACGTAGAAATAACAGGAAATCTCGTTGTCACTGGAACCATTGACTTTCGTAATGTTAAAAATAGAATATTTGTATCAAAAAACGGTGACGACAACAATGATGGACGTAGTTGGGACAAAGCAAAAAGAACTATTAAAAATGCTTGCCAAACTGCACAAAGTTTAATTTCTTCTCCTCCGGTTGATGAAGATCGGCAGTTAGAAAA